TCTCCACGCTGCAGAACGAACTTTTCAGGCTGCCGCGCCCGCCTTCCTCCACCAGTGTATGGGCCCGCTGCTCCCGGACCGCCCGGTGCGAATCATAGAACCCCGGCCCGATCACGTTCTTTAAATCGACCGTCACCGCCGGGCGGCTATATGCTGTCAACGATGTTCACCTCCGCCGCGCCGCTGCCGCCCTCTTTCTGCAGCTCCGTCCACAGCCGGATCGCGTCCATGTCGCCGGCCTGGCATTTCTTCAGCAGCGCCGCGTGGATCGTCGCCGCTTCGTCCGTGCTGTATTTTTCCATCAGCTTATCCAGCAGCGCGAGGTAGTCCCGCTTATTCACCTTGGTATACTGCGCATGCAGCGTTTTTAAATCTTTTAAAATGTTAAATTCCTTTTTCTGTTTCGCCTGTTCAATGCTCTCCAAAAGAGCCTTTATACTGCTCTGTTGTGTGCGGCCCACGATACGCTCCTTCCCGGGCCGTGCCAACGGCCCCAAATTTCGCCTGTAACGAAAAAAGGCCCCCAGGCGTCCGCATGGGCGGCCCGGGGCTCCTAAACGTTTTTTAACGGCATACAGCGGAAATTAAACAGTGTTCCGTGTCACGGCAGGCAAGAGGGGTGGATTTTCGCCGGGCATGCTTCGCCATCCGGCCGTTTCCGTCCGGTTTTTACCCCTCTGTGTCCGCCATGGCCACGGGCGGGGGACGAATCGACCCCGCTGCTTTCATGGTTTTCTTGTACGTGTTTAAACGCTCTCTTAACAGGTGTTTAAAAATATGCTTTCAACAAGTTTTCACATCGGTTTCAACTTTTCCACATTTCCCGAGGTGCTGCGCCGCACGCAGCGGGGAAACGGGCAGGCAGGGCAGCCGCTCTCATGCATAGCCCACACGCACCGTTTGCACAACTCCGGCGGCTCCTTCAGCTTTGCGCCGGAGATCTTCCGTGCCAGCTCCCGCCGCGGGTCCTGCCTCCGCTTCATGGTCCGCCGCCCTCTGTCACGGGGATAACGCCGAACCGCACCCGCCGGGCTGCGCCGCCCAGCTCCGCCGTCACATACGCCCGGCGCTGCCGCCGCTCCATCCGTACCGGGCAGCCTGCAAAAGCCGCCAGCGGCCCGCCCAGCACATGCCATGTGCCGTCCGCACGAAACAGCACCCGGCTGGGTTCCAGCGTTTCCTCGCTGTCCAGCCGCCACCGCAGCGCCTCCTGCGTGTCCAGCGCCTGCGGCTCTCCACAGTGAAGCCCAAGCCAGCGGATAACGCCGTACACCGGGGAAACGACATGGAACAACGCCGCGCTGTAGTCCGCGCCTACGAACACATATCCCGGCAGCAGCAGCCGCTCCTCGGTCTGCCACTGGCCCCGCCGCCGGATCTCCATCCGCTGGGCCGGAGCGCGAGCCTGTACACCTTTGCGCCGGAGCGCCGTGCATACGTCCCGCTCGCTTCCGGTCATGACCTGAAGGACGTACCATTTCATCCGCGCTGCGCCCCTTTCTGCCGGCGCTCCAGCGCCGCAATGAGCTGGCGGTACAGCTCCGGATGTTCCGTGCCGAGGGCTGAGAAGAACTCCGCCTTCAGCTCGCCCACGGCGGCCTGCGTGTCATCCTTGCTCTGAATATCCAGTCTGCGGGCGTACGCCACGGCCTTTGTCTGCGCGTTCATCTCCCGCAGCAGCTTATCCAGCGCGATATCGTTCCACTCTTCGTCCGGCTTCGACAGGATGGCGTCCAGGATCTTCTGCCCCGCCACCCGGTTGATCACCTCGGAAAAATCCAGCTCCGGATACTTCGCCGCTTCCCGCACCATGGCGTTCATCCGCTCGTTTGTCACACGGATATCCTCCAGCGAGGCCAGCAGCTTTCTGCTGTAGGTGCTGATTGCCTGCAGGCTCAGTGTGACGTCTAGGCTCGCCAGATACTTCTGAATATCCGCGAGCGTGCAGGTGTTCGTCGCTTTCACCATCTCATCCACGACGTCGCGGACCTCGGGCGGCAGCTGTGATATGGTGCTGCGGCTCCTGTTTTTTCCGCGCATCCTCAAGCCCTCCTACATATCCACCAGCGGGTCTTTCTTCACGCAGCGCTGCAGCTGGATGCCGCGCGGCGTCAGCTTGACCTCAAGGTCCTCCAGCTCTGCGTCCGAAACGCTGGACGGGGCTTTGTCCTCGATGCAGCGTACCTGCAGGTATCCGCTGTCCGCCAGGTAGTTGATGCTGCTGCACAGCGCCATCCGGTCCATGCCGCCCGCCAGCGCCAGCAGCAGGCTCTTCAGCTTTAAAAATTTGAAATCGCAGCCCGCGATGGCCAGTGTGCGCATCACAGTTCCGTTATTGGCCGCAAGCTCTCCGGCCTGCATCTTTCGGCGCAGTTCATTTTCGTCCATCTCAGTTGCCTCCCTGCTTCATCATGAACTCCATCAGACGATCCAGCTTGTTCTCCAGCTTCAGCTGGTGCGAAACAAATTCCTCGCGCCGGATGCAATTTTCCTTGATGTCTTTCACATCGTCGCTCATCTGCCGGATCTCCGTCCGCATTTCCGTGCGCATTTCCTTCATTTCGCGCCGCACCGCTTCCAGGTCCTTCTGGTGGTCGGTGCGCGGGGTATAGTTCTCGCGCACTTCTTTGATATCTGCCCGGTTTTCATCCAGTTGCCGAAACACCGAGCGGCCAAACAAAAAGCCCACCAGCCCTACCACCGTTGTTACGATGACTGTCAGAAGCCACCAGGTTCCGGCGTCGAACGTCATTGTGATTTCCTCCGAAATACAAAAAGATAAGGCACGATGCCCTCGTTGTGAGTTCATCATACCTTATCTTTTATAGACTGTTCAGGTGAACTATTTCTCCCAATTTTCTGCGGGAGGTCGTCAAATGTCAGCTGCCCATCCGGTGGTGCCCGGCGGATCTCTGCCGCTTTATCCTTGACGATTTGCCGTACATATGCGTCGCTCAGATTCCACTTGCGCGCCAGCTCATAGGTGTTGTATCCGTTGTACTCCCGGCGGATCAGCACATCCCGCACAGGGATCACTACCTTATCCGGCTGTGGGATATACATTTTTCCGGTACCGCCATAACGTTCCAGCAGCCGCCGGAAAGCTTCCATTCCAATACACTCCGCCAGCTCACGTACCTCACCTTGCAAGTCGTCCAGCTCCAGCAGTTCCAGCAGCTCAACATTCATGCTGCACCGCCTCAACATCCCGGCGATATCGGTCGCTGTGCAGGTATTTCAGCTCGGCAGCCTCGGCCATCCGCTTGATGCCGTTGATCAAGGCAGCACCCTGGGCACAGGTCAGAAACCGGAAAGGATCTTCCGGGAAGCTGGTCATGTGGAACTGTTTTACGATGAGGCCGCTCAGACGGTAGCGCAGCGATATACCATCAGGGGCTGGGTCATATTTTTCAAGTTCACTCATGAGAAACCAGGCGTATTTTTGTTGTTTTGCCGTCATGCGGCCCGGTATTTCATTGTAATGACGCGGCTTTTTGCTCCTGTGCAGCGTCTCCGGCGCTGCCGCAGCCTTGCGGCGGAGCAGCTCATGAATGACGGCGTCCTGCTCCGCCGCCGACAGTTCTTTGATGGAGGAGCAGCCGGTGACGCCTTCCACCAGAATATGCAGATCATCGTCATGGCCCAGCGCTGAATCGGACAAACCCAACTCGCGGCCCAGCGCATAGATATATTTTATCCCGTCTTTTTCTTGTCTCCGAGCACCCATAGCTGCTCCTCCTTCCTTGTTACTCCTCCGGCACGGCGTCGCCCGTGTCGTAGAAAAATTCATCCGTGGTTTTCAGATACGCGCCCACAGCCTCCAGAACTTCCTCCGGCTGCTGTTTGAGAGCGTCCCGGTCCAGTTTCTGTTCCGTCTTCACGAGCTCCCTGCGCCCCATGGCCAGCAGCGTGGCGATGGCCTGCGGCACCTTCGCATTCGCCAAAATCAGCCGCGTGGACTGCCGGAAGCCTACACGCCCAAACGTCAGCTGGCGGCTTTTCCCGGCCATATCTTCCCGGTGCGCCTCCACATACTCCTGAACGTCCGTTTCCAGCTGTTTGACACGCTTCTGCAGCGGCTCCGCGCTTTTGGTGTATTCAGCTTTCACGGCGTCGATGCGCCGCGACATATCCACGCCCATCTCCGTCAGCGCGTGCTCGTACTCGTGGATGCTGCGCAGCGCGTCGTTCACTTCCGCCCAGTCCTTCAGCACAGGCTCCCGGTGCAGCTTTTTCCTTGCCATATGTATCCACATCCTTTCTCAAAATTCCGCCCTCTGCATTTTCCGGGCTTGGGACCGGCCCCGGCCCAATCGGGCAGGGGGCTGCATTACGGCCGGGGCACAGCCCCGGATAACTTCACGCATGGCGGCCATCTCCCGAATGCACCATCCGGCGCGCCTGCGAATAGTACGGCTCCTTCGGGATCCAGTTCACACCGTACCGCGCATAGAAGGCGTCGTTGCTCATCTGGAACCACTCGATGGCCGTTTGCAGCGGGTCCAGGCGGCGCTGCACACGCCCCTCGCCGTCCAGTATGTACAGTGTGCCACCCACCAGACGGGTGGTGCAGGGCAGATATTTCGTCATGTTTATTTGTTCCATGGTATAGAACACTCCTTTCACACCTTCATGAGTCTGTTCCACTTCTCTTCCAGTGCCTGCGCTTCCTCAAGGATGGCAGACGCATGGTCAAGCACGTCTGCCGGGATGTCCAGGATAGGCTTGCCTTCGTATGGCGTCAGCAGCTCCGCCGCCTGTTGCCGAAGTCGTGCGGACTCCTCATTCAATCGGTCGGCTTCATCCAGCTTCTTTTGCTCACGCTGATATTCCAGATCGTTCAAAGCGATGGCGATGATAGTATCCAGCCGATACAAACCACGATTGCGCAGCCGGTCAATGATCCACAGTAGTTCCGCCTTAGTACAATCTTTTAATGTCATCATGAATCCTCCACTGTGTATATCGCGGACTGTAAAGTTAAATGAAAGTTGAGGACCCGTCAGCCCTTCTGGTACAATGGTTTTACCA